CGGCGCTCAACGTGTCGCCGAATCCGCTGCTCCTGATGCTCGGCACGCCGCCGCGGCCGACCGACGTCGGGGACGTGTTCCGGTCGGTGCGTCGCGAGGCCGTGGCCGGCGAGTCCGAGGACACGCTGTACATCGAGGTCGGCGCTGACCCGGACACGAAGCGTGGCGCGGTCGACTGGGTCCAGCTTGCGAAGGCGAATCCGTCCTACCCGCACCGGACGTCGAAGGCGTCGATCCTGCGGATGTGGAAGCGGCTGGGCGAGGACTCGTTCCGTCGTGAGGGCTACGGGATCTGGGACGACGATGGGACGCCGTCGGAGGGCATCGACCCGGCCGAGTGGGCGTCGTGCTTCGACCCCAAGTCGACGGCCAAGGATGGGCCGCGTGCGTTCGGTGTGGCGCAGTCGCCGGACCGGTCCATGGTGTCGATCGCGGCGCTCGTGCAGCGCCCGGACGGGCAGTACCACGGCGAGCTGATCGAGCACCGCAAGGCATCGGCCGGCTGGGCTGCTCGCCGCGTGCGGGAGTTGAGTGAGGCCCACAGTCCGGTCGCGGTCATCGTCGACCCGATCGCGGCGGGAATCGTGCGCGAGCTCGAGACCGATGACCAGGTCCTCGGTGATGACTTCGACGTCGTCAAGACGGTCGACTACATGGCCGCGTGCGGACGCCTGTTCGACCTCGTCCACTCAACCGCTCAGGGCTCCGACGACGGTGCGCTCGAGTTCCATCACGCCGACCAGCCGCACCTACGGGCTGCGGTCGATTCGGCGATCCTCAAGCGCCTCGCACGTGGGGTCGTCTGGCGCCAGGGCGGCGATGCACCGATCTCGCCGCTGGTCGCCGTGACGCTCGCACTCGTGGGCTTCGAGGCCAACGAAGACGCCAACTACGACATCGCCAGTTCGCTCGGGTGAGAGGGGCCGCTGTGCTGACGGACATCCTCGACCTCGCCGGGCTCCTGCTCATCGTCGCCGCTGCGGCGCTCGCGGTGGCCCTGTTCACGGTGGCGGGTGTCGCTGGTGCGCTCGGTGTCGCCGGCATCGGTCTCCTCGGCACGTCCTGGCTCGTGGATGCGCTGCCCAAGCGGCGCAAGGCGAAGGGTGGCCGACGGTGAGCCTGCTACGCCAAGAGTCCAGGGCGTCGACACTCGAGACGTACCTGACCGCGGTGGGTCGCTCGACGCGTGCAGGGTCTCGCATGTCGGTCTCGTCGAGAGCTGCGATGCGGCATTCGGTCGTCTGGGGTGCTACCCGTCTGCGCGCCGACCTTGTGTCACTGATGCCGGTGGACACGTTCCGCGACGTCAATGGCGTCAAGATCGAGGTGCCCAAGCCCGCCGTTCTGCGCACTCCGTCGCAGGTCGCCGAGGGTCAGCCGATGACGATCGGCGAGTGGATGTACGCCTCACAGACCGCGCTAGACCGCACCGGCAACGCGGTCGGGATCGTGAAGGCGCTCGACGGGCTCGGCAAGCCGTCGCGCATCGACCTCGTCGAGCCCGACCAGGTGTCGTTCCGCATGAAGGGCTCGCAGATCACCGAGTACCGCGTCTCGGGTGAGCTCGTGCCCATGAAGTACATCTGGCACGAGCGGCAGTACACGGTCGCTGGCGTGCCGGTGGGCATGTCACCGATCACGGCCGCGGCGCTGTCATTGACGGCTGGCCTGTCCGCGCTCGAGTTCGCGGTCGACTGGTTCGACGGCGGCGGCGTGATGACGGGGCACCTCAAGAACGAGGCGCGCACCCTGACTCCGTCGGAGACCGAGCAGGCGCTCGCACGGTGGAGCGACATGCGCGTCAACGGTCGGCCGTTCGTGTCGGGTCGTGACTGGTCGTATGAGCCGATGGCCGCGAAGGCTGCCGAGTCCCAGTTCATCGAGCAGATGCACTACACCGATACGGACCTGTGCCGGTTCATGGGCGTCCCGGCCGACATGCTCGACGTGGTCTCGAACGCCTCGGGGAACGTGACCTACGCGAACATCACGCAGCGCAACCTTCAGCTCCTCGTGATGAACCTCGGCGGTGCGGTCAAGCGTCGTGAGGATGCCCTGTCCAACGGCCTGCTACAGCAGCCGCGCTACGTGAAGCTCAACCGTTCCGCCGTGCTCGCGATGGATGCCAAGACGCGCTCTGAGGTGTTCAAGACGCGCATCGACTCCCGGTCACTCACACCCGACGAAGCCCGCGCCTACGAGGACCAGCAGCCGCTCACCGAGGACGACTACGCGCAGTTCGACCGTCTGTGGCCGGTGCGCACGAACACTCCGACCGCAGGAGGCCAGTGATGGATGACGTGATGCAGGCGACCATCGCCGAAGCGGCCCAGGCGCGCGCAGGCGGCATGGCTCAGCGCACCGACCGTCCACGCCAGCGACGCATGGCACGCACCGACTCGGGCGCTGGCATCGCCCCGGTCTCGTGGCGTTCCGTGGTGGAGCTGCGCGCCTCGAACGATGGCGCCGACGGGCTGGACTTCCACGGGGTCGCGTCGGCCTACGAGCGCGGCTACGAGATGTGGGACATGTTCGGCCCGTACACCGAGGTTGTGACCGCCGGGGCGGGTGCCGAGTCCCTGGCGCGCGCCGACCTGGACGTCCCCCTGGTGCTCGCGCACGACTCGCTGCGTCGCATCGCTCGCACGACCAACGGCACCCTGATGCTGTCGGAGACCGACGCGGGCCTGACCGTGGACGCGCCGAACCTCGACCCGACCGACGCCGACGTGGCCTACATCGCCCCGAAGATCCGCGCCGGACTGATCGACGAGATGTCGTTCATGTTCCGCATCGAGTCGGGCCAGTGGTCCCCCGACTACTCCGAGTACCGGATCAACCGGTACGACATCAACCGCGGCGACGTCGCGATCGTCGGCTACGGGGCGAACCCGTACACCTCGAGCGAGCTCCGGGACACGGTGACGCTCGACGTCCGCACCACCGAGTCTCCGGTCCGGCGTGACGACGCCGACCGGTTCCTGATGTTCGCGCACCTGCGCTGACGTCACCCAAGCCCATACGCACGGCGCGCGCGCTACGGCCCGCCTGACCCGTCGGTGGCGATCACATCCAACCGATGCCCACACGGGCAGATGGGAGTGTCGTCATGACGCTCAAGGACCTGATCGACCGCAAGACGCGGTCGCTCAACGAGAAGATCGCACGGCACAACGACCTCGCGTCGGAGTACGCCGAGGCGCGCGAGGCCGAGACCCCGGACGAGGCGAAGATCGCCGAACTCCGCGAGTCCAAGGCCAAGCTCGCCGCCGAGATCACGCAGATGCAGGCCGACGTGGCTGCGCTGCGCTCCGAGGCCGACGAGGACGACAAGGTCGCTCGGATGCAGGAGAAGTCCGAGCCGGTCGCGGAGACCCGCGAGACGGCCTACGACCAGGTCGCCCGGGTGGGTCACGAGGAGCGCACCTACCGCGCCGACCACGACCCGCGCGGCGGCAAGTTCGTGCGCGACGTCATCGCCGCGAGCATCTCGGGCGACTACGGCGCCCAGGAGCGTCTGCGTCAACACATGGCTGAGGAGCGCGTCGAGCGCGCCGCGTGGCTCAACGCCCGCGCCGCGACCGGTACGAGTGCGTTCGCCGGCCTCGTGGTCCCGCAGTACCTCACGGATCTCGTGGCGCCCAAGGCTGCGGCCGGCCGTCCCCTGGCCAACGCGATGCGCAAGCTCCCGATGCCCGCCGAGGGCATGACGCTGGACATCTCGCGGATCACCACCTCGACTAGCGCCGCGGTGCAGACCGAGGGGAGCGCGGCGTCGGAGACCAACATCGACGACACCCTGCTCGCCGTGTCGGTGCAGACCATCGCCGGCTCGCAGACCGTCACCCGGCAGGCCGTCGAGCGCGGTTCGGGGGCTCTCGACGTCACGCTCGAGGACCTGATGCGCCAGTACAACACCACGCTCGACTCCACGATCATCAACCAGGCCACGAACGGCCTGACGAACGTGGCCACGTCGATCGCGTACACGGACGCATCGCCGACCGCCGCCGAGCTGTACCCGAAGCTGCTGTCGGGCGTGGCGGCCGTCGAGGCTGCCCTGCTCGACCAGGACCCCGGCGACACGATCGCGGTCATGCACTCGCGCCGCTGGTACTGGGTGCAGTCGCAGCTCTCGTCCACGTTCCCGCTCATCGGTCAGGGCTTCTCCCTGAACGTGGCGGGCATGGCCGACGCCCAGTCGCGCTACGGCTCGGGGTTCCGCGGCTTCCTGCCGTCGGGTGTCCCGGTCATCGTCGACAACAACATCGCGACCAACCTCGGGGCCGGCACGAACGAGGACGAGATCTACTTCGTGTCGCAGTCCGAGTCCTTCCTGTGGGAGGACCCGAGCGCCCCGATGCTCATCCGCACCGAGACCGGTCCGTCGGTCAAGTCCCTCGGAGTGGACGTCGTGGTGTACGGCTACGCGGCCTACACCTTCGCGCGGCAGACGCACGCGCAGAAGATCGGCGGCACCGGTCTGGTGACCCCGACCTTCTGACCGGTTCTCCCACCCACCCGTCACGAGCGGGTGGGTGGGGGTGCTCGGCCAGACGCGACCAAGGAGCAGTGACATGGCAGACAGCGAGATGCAGCGCGCAGCCGAGAAGCGCAAGGCAGCCGCGAGCGAACGCGGCCCGCAGTGGATCGACGCTCTCAGGGCAGAGCGGCACGGGTACGAGATCCGCGGCATGACAGACCGCATCGCGCAGGTTGACGCCGAGCTCGAGGCGGCCGGCGCGGAGCCCGTGAAGCCGCGCACCCGCCGGAAGGCACCCGACCGTGGCGACGACTGAGCAGATCGCATCCCTCATCGCCTACGTCGGCGGCACGACGACGAGAGACGACGCCTTCGCCAGCGCGACCTACGACGAGGCCGAGGCGCTGGTGACCGCGTACATCGACTCGCGCCCGTGTGCGGCGTCGATCAAGGCCAAGGCGATCCTCGAGTGCGGGTCCAAGCTGTGGGCGTGGCGCGGTGCGCCCAACGGTCAGGTGACCTACGACCCTGACGGCGTCCCGATCCAAATGTCCAAGGACCCGATGATCACCGCGGCGGTCATCCTCGACCGCGTGCTCGCACCGGGTGGGTTCGCCTGATGGGTGCGATCGCGACCGCTCGGGCGTACATGCACACGGTGCTCGACGGGAACGTGACCCTAGACGGGTACGCGGTCGCCGTGAGGGACAAGCTCGAGGCGTGGCAGCCCCCGTGCCTGGTGGTGAGCCCGGCTGAGCCCTTCATCCGCCCGCAGGGTCCGAACGGCCGCGGCGAGTTCCGGTTTGACGTGACGATCCTCGCCGATCCGTCCAAGCCGGACAAGGCGGTCACCACCGTCGACGCGCTCCTCGAAGACCTGCTCGGGGTGCTCGACGGTTCGGACTACACGCTTCTCGACCAGGTCTCCTACCCGGACGCCATCGAGATCAACGGTCAGCAGTACCCGGCGGCAGTCGTGACCGTCACCCTGCCCGTCACTCTCTACACCTAGGAAGGACTGCCGCCATGGCAACGGTCGCTCTGACGAACCCGTACTTCATGAAGAACGCGCTGCTCAGCATCGCATCGGACAACTTCGAGGCCGCAGTCGCGTCCGTGGAGTTCGTGCCCTCCTCGTCCGCTGTGACCTTCAACGGCATCGACGGCGGCAGCAAGACCGAGCAGACCGTCCCGACGTGGGTCTGCAACATCGGGTACGTGCAGGACTGGGCCACGTCCGGTTCGCTGGCGCGCTACCTCCTGGCCAACATCGGCGAGTCGGTCGCCGTCGTGTTCACCCCGACCTCCGGTTCCGGCCCGTCGTTCTCGAACACCGTGACGATCACCACCGGTTCGATCGGTGGCACGGCGAACGCCTACGGCACGACCACGGCGTCGCTCGGATGCTCCGGTCCCCCGACGCTGACCGAGTCTGGCGCCGTCCCGACCATCGTGACCGCGCTCCCGTCGGCCGCTGCCGAGACCGAGATCGTGACGATCACCGGTACCGGGTTCACCGGGACCACGGCCGTCACGTTCGGTGGCACCGCGGCGTCCGACTTCGTGGTGCTGTCCTCGACGGTGCTCGTCGCGACGATGCCGGCCGGATCGGCTGGGTCCGCTGCGATCATCGTGACGAACGCGACCGGGGCATCGAGCTCGTTCACGTACACGCGCGGCGCGTGACCCGTGCCGCTGTCCGCGTCCGGTCGTGAGGTTGACCGTGCCCGGCTGGCGTTCCGTGCGCTGCCGGGCACGGTCAAGAACACGATCAAGCGCGCGCAGCGTGCCGAGATCGGGCCGACGTGGAAGACCGAGGTCCGAGCGGCCGCGGCCAAGGCTCCGCTCGAACAGCAGAAGATCATCTTCCGCACGGGGTCGCGGGTGCAGGCCGGGCTACCGGTGACGCTCATCGCCGGCGCCGGGTCCAAGCTGCCGGGTGTTCCGCGACAGGGCATGGAGCTCGGGTCGGATCGGCGCAGCAACTACACCCGGTACACGCGGCGCTACAAGGGCGGCAAGTCGCACACGGTGACCCGGCGTGCGGCCCGGCAGATGCCCCCGCACAAGCGGTCCGGGTACGTGGTGTACGGGGCGCTGGCTCGCACGATCCCGAAGTGGATCGGGTCGTGGTCGCGGGCCATCGAGAAGACGATCACGGACGCGGCGAACGGGGGCTGACCGGTGGCCGGTAACCCGATCAAGATCCGCCTCGAGGCCGAGACTCAGTCGGCCGAGCGGGATCTCGCTGGCGTCGCGGACAAGCTTGACGACGTCTCGGACTCGCTCAAGGACGTCGACCGGGCAGGGTCCGATGCGTCCCGCGGCCTGGACCGGTCGATGGGCAAGGTCGAAGACTCGACCAAGGACGCCGGGCGGGTCATCGACAAGGATCTGACCGACGCGCTCAAGGACGCCGCGAAGCAGTCGAAGCGGACCGGCGACGACATCGGCGACAACATCAAGCGTGGCACTCGGGATGCGTCCGAGGGCACGACGGCGATGCGCGAGAACGCGGCCTCCAACGCCAAGGAGATGGCGGGCTCGTTCCAGGACGTGAACTCCGCGCTCGACGGCATGCAGGGGTTCTTGGCCGAGGCAACGGAGGGCTTCGGCGCGGCGGGCATCGCAGTCGGCGTGCTCGGCGGCATCGGGCTCGGCGCCCTGTCGGCAGGGTTGCAGACCGCCGCGGACAAGGCGAACGAGCTGACGCAGAACGCCGTCGACTTCGCCAAGGAGATCGGCTCCTCGACGTTGCAGGAGCAGGCGTCGGCTCTGCGCGACCGGTTCCAGGAGATGCTGACCGCGATCAACGACGCGCGGTCGGTGTGGGAGGTCTGGCAGCCGCGGGCGATCACCAACGCGGAGAAGTTCGCCGAGGCGATCAAGGCCGGGAACCTGAACGCCCGCGACCTGATGGACGCCTTCACGAACACCAACCCGCAGGTGCGCCTCGAGACGCTCAACCGGATCTTGCAGAGCACGACTGACAAGATGTCCGAGCTCGACGTGCAGCGCCGCCAGTACGGGACCGGCATCGAGATCTTCGACCGCCTCACGTCCGATGAGGTCGAGACGCTCAACGACCAGCGCAACGCGCTCGCAGGGGTCAAGCAGGCGATCCAGGACGAGGTCAACTCCCAGCAGGCAGCGCTCGAGATCACGCGCGCTCTGGCCGACGCTCAGGGTCTGACGGTCGAGCAGTACACCAAGCAGACGCAGGCGGCGGCCAACGCTGCCGAGGCGCAGTCGGCGTACCAGTCGGCGCTCGACTCGATGGCTACCACGTCGTCGATCTACGACGAGGCGCTGGCGACGAACGAGGCGTCGATTCAGGCGTGGGCGGCGCAGAACAAGGTGTCGGTCGACGAGGCCAAGGCGACGTGGGAGGGCGCTCCGCTCACCCTCGACGAGATGCTGAACACGCTTGCGTCCAAGGTCAAGGAGCGGACCGACTTCGAGGCCAACCTCAAGGACCTCGCGTCGCGCGGGTTCGGAGCTCTGGCGGACGAGTTGAAGGCGGGCGGCCCGGAGGCCAATGCGGCGGCGGTCGACCTGCTCGCCCATGGCACTGACGCCCAGGTCCAGCAGTACGCCCAGGACCAGGGCTCGCTCCTCGGCAAGAACCTCGCTCACGGTGCGTCGTCCGCGCTGGCCGGCTCGGGCGCGTCGTTGCAGGACGGTCTCAACCAGGCCGCTTCGGCGCTCACCCCGATCGTGGTCAAGACGACGGTCGACGCTGCCGGGTTGCAGCGTCAGATCAAGCAGGCGATCGACGGCACGTTCCGCATCTCGGTCAACGGCAACGTGCTGGGAGTGAGGTACGAGTGACCACCTTCACCGCGACGTGGGAAGCGTCGACTGCCTCGGTGCTGATCGAGATCACTCCGACGTCGTCGGTGTCGGCAATCCTGCGCAGCGACGCCAACGGAGTGGCGGCGGTCCGCACACTCACCGGCACGCTGCCGTCCGCGTCGGCGATCGTCACTCGTGATGCCGAGTGTGCCAACGGCTCCGTGACGTACACCGTGGTCGACGCCGGCAGCGGTGCCGAGGAGACCGTGACGGTTCCGCTCGCCGGGCCGCGGCTGGCGTGCGTCGTCCTCCCCGAGACGCTGGTGACGCCGACGCTGGTGACCGGGTACACCGAGGCACGCGAGTCCGCGACGAACCTGCACTGGGTCATCGGACGTGAGGACCCGGTGCCGTCCCTGGGTCCGCTGCGCAAGCGTCAGGGCGAGCTCGAGATCTGGTGCGAGGACTACGCGGCGGCTCAGCAGGTGGTCTCGGTGTACGGGGTTGCCGAGGTGGTCATGCTCCGCCAGGTCGCTCACCCTGGCCTGGACATGTACCACGTCGCAGTCGGCTCGGTGCGTGTAGATGTCCGTGACGAGATCACGGCGCCCCGTCGCTGGCAGGTGACGGTCCCCTACGCCGAGGTCGCGATCCCGTCCGACGACCTGCGCGGCACGCTCGGGTGGGACTGGACGGACGTGGCGACCACCTACTCGTCGTGGTACGAGCTCGCGGCGGCGTGGGACGACTGGGCTGACTTCACCGCTGGGCCGCCGGCATGAGCGTCACGTCGCCATGGGACGCTCAGGCGGCGACCGCGGTTCAGGGCGCTGTCCGCCGGGTCTACACGGTGCAGGCCAACCACTCGTCATGGGGCTCGCCGATCACGCTCGACGCCGTGGCGTGCTCGGTCGTCCACGATGAGGCATGGTCGCCGTTCGTGCAGGCGACGGTGCGGATCGCGATCCCCTCTGACGCGACGCTCGACCTGCTCGACCCACGGCTTGGTGTGCGACTGATCGTGTCCGTCGGGTTCATCTACCCGGGCGGACAGGAGGACGTGCAGGAGTTCGCCGACCTGGTGCTGGTCGACCGCGCGACGACGCGGCCGGACAACGTCGTCGAGTTGACCGCCACGTCTGACGAGACGCTGGTGCAGCGCTGGGCTCCGATCTTCTACGACTCCACCGACACCGAGCTGTTCTTCGCGACCGGCGAGGGGATCGCGGCGACGATCGGTGCGCTGGTGACCCTGGCCACCGGGGAGTCGCTGACGGTCTCACCTTCGGTCGGCCTGGACGTGCTGGCTCAGGACGAGACTGTCCAAGAGGGCGAGTCGCCGTGGTCGCTGATGACCGAGCTCGCTGACCGGCTCAACGCATGGCTGTATCACGACGGGCTGGGCACGTGGCGCCTTGACCCTCGCCCGGAGATCGCTGGCAAGTCCGTCGCGCAACTCACGACTGGGCCGCTGGGAACGATCGTCGAGTCGAGCGCTGCACTGTCGACGGACGTGTGGGGCAACGCGGTCGTCTTGGAGTACCGGACGGACACCGGTACGACGCAGCGGTCCTATGCCATTGCGACGGCCGGCGACTTCTCGATCGCGTCGGCGCCACGGACCGTGCGCAAGGTGACGCGGACGACACCACCGACCGCCGCCGCGGCCGAGTCGGTGCTCAAGCGCGTCATCACTCGCGGCCGGTCGTGGCAGGTGACCGCGCTCGACGCGCCGTGGGTGCTGCCCGGTCTGACCGTGACGGTTCAGCTCCCGACGGGCGACCAGGAGCGTCACCTGGTGCAGAGGACCGCGCGGAACCTCGACGCCGGCCTGATGACGGTGACCACCCGTCAGCCGTTCGACGTGACCATCCAGTCAGGAGAGTGACATGGGCACCACCCCACTCGGCTTCACCTACCCGCCCGCGACGGGTGTCGCCCCTGCTGGTCACACGCAGATGCAGGCGCTGGCCGAGGATATCGACAACTACCTGAGCGCGGCATGGACGGCCTACACGCCGTCGTGGACGAACGTCACGGTCGGCAACGGCACGGTGCTCGCTCGCTACCGCCTGCTCGGCCCGAAGACCGTGCTCGCGTCGACCACCCTCACCCTTGGATCGACATCATCCGTGGGGTCCGGTGGCGCCTACATGTCGCTGCCAGTGGCCGCGTCGTCGGGGTCGGTGACGAACTCGCTCCTCGGAAGCTGCGGGTTCCAGGACTCTTCGGCCGGCGCGTGGCGCGCCGGTGGCGCCTTCAAGAACAGCACGAACGTCCGGCTCATCCTGGCTGACGGCACCAACTTGAGCGCGACCGTGCCATGGACGTGGGCGACCGGGGACATCATCACCGTGAACCTGTCCTACGAAGCGTCCTGACGTGAGGCTCCTGCCCTCCCCGACCCCGCCGTCCGGTGACCTCGCGGATCTCGTCGTCGGGATCGTCAACCAGGCGAACCGGTACACCCTGGGCACGTGGCTGCCGACCGTGTACCCGGCCGGTGTGGGCCCGATCGTGGCGAACACCGAGACCGCGATCCGTCACCCGTCCGCCGCAGCCCTGGGCCTGGCCGCAGCGCTGGCGTGCGGGGTGCATGACGAGACCGTGACCGGGGTGTCCGCGCAGGACGCCACCACAGCCGTCGTGGACGTCGTGGCGGCCGTCTCGGCGGCGCACGGCACGGTGTGGGGCGCCACGTGGCAGTCGGCGCTGTGGGCGACCCTGGCGGGCTGTGCGGGTTGGCTGGTGTGGGATGCGCTGAGCGACCAGGTGCGCGCGGACGTGCTGGACATGGTCGTCGCGGAGGCCGACCTGATCGACGGCGAGCCGCCGTACTGGTGCACCGCGAACGGGACCGTGGTCACCCCGGGCGACTCGAAGGCCGAGGAGAACGCCTGGAACGCGGGCGTCGTGGCCCTGGCCGTGGCGATGCTGCCGGACGACCCGCGTCACGGCGCGTGGACGCAGACGCTGTGCCGGTGGGGGCTGTCGGCCTACGCCACGCGCGGCGACCTGTCGGCGGGCACGGTGCGCAACGGGATCGCGACGTCGAGCCTGGGCGGGTACAACGCCTACGACGACGGCACCGTGGTCAACCACTCGATCGTGCACCCGGACTACATGGCCGCCGGCGTGGCGTCCCTATGGTCGCTGTCGGCGCTGTTCGGTGCCGCGGGTGCGGTGTGGCCGTCGGCGGCGTGGCACGGGGCGGAGCGCACCTACGGCGCCCTGCACATGGCCCGGTTCACCGCCCCGCCGTTCGACGCACCGGGCGGCACGATCTACGTGCCCGAGTCGCCGGACGTGTACTACCCGCAGGGCAACGACTGGGGCACCGCGCGGATCATGGACAAGGCGTGCGCGGACGTCGTCGCGCATGCCCGCGGGTGGGGTGGCACGAACGCCCACGCGATGGCCGTCCGCCACCTGGGCACGCAGGCAGCGTTGCAAGCCCGCTCGAGCACCGGTCAGACGTACATCGACCCGGCCGAGGACACCTACCCGGGGCGTGAGCAGTGGGTCGCTCACCACGCCGCGTGGGCGCTGCTCGCCCTGGCCGCCGACGTGACCGAGTCCAACGCACCGGCCGCGGACCTCGCGGCACTGAACAGCACCCGCGGGACCGTGGAGGCAACGCCGATGATCACCGTGCCGATGGACGCCGGCTGGGAGCCCAACGTCGTGGCCCTGAGCGCGACGGAGAGCCCTGGGTGGGTGGACGTGAACCCGGGCCGTGTGCAGCGCAAGTCGTCGTCGTCAGCGGTGAGCGTCCCGGCGAACACCCCGGTCCGGTTCGCGACGCTGCCCGCCGCCCTGGCGCCCGCGGCGACACAGGTGCAGCTCGGGTCAGTACACATGGGCGGGTTCCCAGTGCATGCCGAGATCCGCGTGGACACGACCGGCGCGATGTCGCTGGTGTCCTCGGAGGCCGGGACGATCCAGCCCGGCGGTGGGTCGTCGTACATCGTCGTCGGGCCGATGCGCTGGGC